GCGAGATTAACTCCTCGAAAAGTGCAAGCTAAAATTCCGGGACTCCTTGTGTCCCTTATAAACTCTTGCACTCTTGAAACCAAGAAGCTGAAAAAAGGGACATAAATACCCACCGTGCACTCGCAGCACGTGTCGCCGTCCAATTTGCATATAGCACTTTGGAAAAATCGGGAGCTAAGGTCGTTGTAAAACGGGAGCTCCCATAAAGAGGAAAAAAGAAAAATCTTCGGCGATTGAAAGATCTTCTGTAAGTGTGACGCTGCCTCCTCGGGGCTTAATGTATACGTCACGGTAGGTACTATTAGAGCCTACAAAAGCGCCTCTAGCGTAGTCGAAGCGCGTGGGGCTATACCACGGAAACATGGTGATAATTGAAGGATTTACCCTCGTGTCCGCAAACTCATAGCCCCTAGAGAAGCGAACATTGTCTTGAGGTAAACAGCTAGTGCCACGCTGAACCATCATATAACCATCACCGTCCATACGGTACCAAGCTACCATTCCTCCACGAGCTGCCCCATAACAATGTTGAAGTAATAGAAATGGAGAAAGCACTTTACGTGGATGGAAGTGAAGGTGAGATTTGAACGTCGCAGGGCTGGATACTAGCACTCGGGCTGAAGGCCTCAATATTTTTAGGTCTTGGCGAAGACTTATGATGTCTTCTCCGGCATGGACCTGAATCATAGTGGTGTCCTGCCCAAGTGGTTTGCCTATCACAAACATGCTCTGCTCTTCTTCCGCCCCCTGGAAAGCGGCCTTAACCTCCAACACGGTCATAGAGAACAGAACAGTCCTGGCCAGAGGTTTGAAGCCTTCATCCCAAGGATCGGAAAAGTACGTACCCACGGATGCGTTAATCCTACCGCTAACTTTCTCGATTGAACCTCGAAAGGTTACTGTACCGGATGAACTTCCGGTATTGCAGATTCCGGCACTGGCCTGTGGTACAAAATAGGAGGTGGGCGGAGTTAGCACCAAAACGCATGATAGGGGTACGCCATTAACATTGAGCTCTATAAGTTCCCCTGTGCCTCCAAGTGATTCGACCATCTCTAGCATCTCTGCTGGTCCGATCTCTCTCACATACATATCTTCCGGCAAGTGCGCGTAAAACTTGTCAACTACCACATTATCCGAAAACTCGAAATCAGCAGATTGACGCGCAACTTGTGGCTGAGTGTTGCCCGACCTGATCCTAACTTCACCAGTTATCAAAATTGTGGAATTTGCATTCGTCGCGGTAACCACACCAACAGGCGCTGTAAAAGAAGCGTATGTGGATATGGATGGGTCACCTAAAATGCTGGGCCTCATAGACTTGGTTCCGCGTGTAATAAGTATACCTCCAGGGTCCGGCAAAATCCCACTTCGGGCTGCCATCCACTCAAATGGTACTTCTTGCAAGACTGCAGTACAAACGGGAGTCTTAGTAGGAAACAACGTTGCCATAAAAGACGGCTTAGCCGATGGAGAAGCACTAGGTTTTCCAGAAGGTGCCGATGTTGGCCGCTCTGTTGTTGGCTCTCTAGTCGGACCCGGAGTGACAGGAAGAGCACTGGGTCTAAGAGATGGAGCGTTTGAAGGAGGAAACGGAGACGCGCTGGGAGCCGCAGTCTCTTCCTCTTCCCCAATTATGGGAGTAGGAGCTGCAGTGTTCAACGGAAAAGTGACAGGGATAGGATCACCATAAGCCTCAACAAACTCATCTTCAGCAAATACAGTGTCAACAGACACAAAGCCTTCTGTGGTCTGCTCTGCCAAACTCCTGTTTGCAAGATAGCAATAATCAGGATTCATGAACATTTCGTTTTCCATCCATGCCTCCACATAGAAGTCAACGGTTTGGTCGGGAGAAGTGCCGACTAATCGTTGGCTAATCCAAAATGACAAGTGGCCATTGTGGCACTCATTGTCATAGGACCCAAACACATTGGGAAGGTCGCTTTTAAAAGTGTAGAGCCAATTGCGGTAAGTCATCCAGTGGACTCTAATCTCCATCACGTGGCTCGACTTAAGGTCCAGTGTATACGAATCCAAAACCTCAAAGTCTCTGGTGGACTCGTCGCCGTCAGCATTATAGCTAGCGGCCACTTTCCCTCCCGTCAGACCCGTGGTCTTAAATGTAATACGGTAACACATGTCTCCGTGCCAAAACTTCCTAAATGAAGAGACCAATCCTTGGGAGGATAACAACGCCAACTTACCATTAATCAATTCGATGGCTGGCGTAACGTTGATCTTGAGAAACTCCGCCCCTTCAGTTTCGAACCTAATGAAGCCCGTTTTAATTAAGTTCGGCATGCTCACTAAGTGCTTTATGGCCAACTCTTCATTCATAATGTAAGGTCCAATGTTCGGATCCAAAGCAACCCCTTGATGGACGTCGTATGCCAATACTCTGCCCACGTGGTCGGTGTTAGCGCATGCTGTGGACGAAGCAACAAAAGGAACGTAGCCAGATCCACCGTAATTAATTGGCTTAGAATAACCGGCTGCTCTAGCCAAGTCTGAGGCTCCATGTAAAACGCCGGAAGCAATCTCAGCGGGAAGAGTTAAACCTGGGACGCGGGCCATAGCGTCCGCCATGCGAGCGGCCCTGCCCAACATTGCCGATGGCTTAGGCTTACCTTCTTCTGGGGCCACGCCGTGGAAAAGCCTAGGTGTGTGGCCCAAAACCTTAGGATTGTCTAGCCGTACATAGACGGTCAAAGTGGGATCAGAAGACGTGTCGTCCACAGCGCATCGTGGTGGAGTCACGGACTCTATATTGACCCTACAGTAGTCGTCTACATTAAAGCGGGTTATCTGCATGTATGCGTCTGGCCAAAAGAAAGGAATTCGTAGCTCAGCCACAACTTCGTTATCCCCTAACTCGAAATACAAGGGGCTCCTTTGGCTAGCTAGCAACATACGTAGATCATGAGGCAGCCGACGGTCATCCTGAAAATCGAGAAGAAGGGGCCTGTAAACATTGTGCGCAACAAAAGAACAGTAATGAAATTTGGTTCCTGTAATTGCAAAACGAACCACAATGTCACAATTCAAAGCTGTGAAAGTCTGCAAGCGTTCCTTCATACGAAAACTTCCCATTATTATGGACAAAGGGGAAATGGACTGTTGAAACTGGACGTCTTTTTCAAGCACGTACGTGAGGCCTCGAACCTCTCTTTCCATAAAAGGAGGCAAACTTCGGGTTCCCAAAGGCACCCTGTAAGCCGAACCCTCATACTTCGTGCTTTCGTCCATGACTTCCATTTCACCAGGCTCGTCAATGTGGCGCACTTCCTGAGTGTCCTTGACTTCAGAACTTTCTTCAATTCCGCCTTGGAACACACGACGCCTGTCTTTAGTTGCGTCCCGCTCCTGCATCATAACTATGTAATCCTGATAAGGGCACTCAGCTGAATAAGGGATGGGATACTGCATCTTAACGAACAGTTTGACGAACGCTTGCTGAAACTGCTCATACGTCTCTTTGCCATGTAATGCGGACTCGCGAGCAATGCTAGCGCAAACGTCCGTCATATACTCACCGATCTTGGCTGATTTTTTCCTGACAACCAACGGCCTAGTAATGGAAGACATCTTAAGCTTTCCCACGTAACGCTCCAAATCAGGATGGAACCATGTGGTACGGCTCAGGAATGTGCTGTCAGACAAGGGAGTAAATGTAATTTCTCCTTCCTTGTCACCAGCGGTGATGCCCATGCCAGTCTCTTCATAAAACTCCCGCAACTTGGCGATGTCAAACATCTCTTGGTTCCTTCGAACTCCAGACATATTGTCATCACCCAAAGCTGTAAAGTTAATGTAACTGCGAATGGGCGTGTCCTGCGGTATTTGCCTGTAAAGGCCAGTCACCAATTGCAGGATTGACTTGGTGGCTCCCCCTATAGCAGTTGGCAAAATGCCTGAAGGCCATATACGCGACTTCATAATGGGTCCAGCGAACACAACGTACATTTGTTGCTGCTCTTGCATCAAAATAGACACAATATCCAGCTCCTGCTCATTATATTCCATGCATCTGCCCACTGACACGACAACGTTTGTTAAACTCTCGTCCAACGCCTCGTGGTGGGTCAAATCGTACTTAACGTGATCAATGCTGAAAAATCGGGGGTGCTCAACATCAACATCGCGGCTCATATGATCGATCAAGTCGCTCCACTCGGAACTGCCTGGATCGATACCAACTGCATTGCCGAAGAAATGATTGGCCCGCTGCATAACATCAAGAATAGGTCCGATGTACATCTTGACCACAATTTGCATGAGCATGCAGCAGCCGACAAAACCTCGTTTTTCCTTCAATACGGTCATAACGTGGCCTAAACGATCCACTTCTTTCCAAGGAAGAGGTTCATCTTTTCCTAAAGCGTTGCCTAGCAAACCTGTGCATTTGCCTGTTTTAAGGAAAAAGATAACGTCAAGCAAATCATGCTCTAAGCGGCTGTTCAAAACCCCAGTCCGCGTGTCATAGTCGACTTCTTCTATCCAGTCACCCTTCTTGCAATCAAAAGGCTTTCCCGCGCTTTTCTGCGGATCAACACCGTTCTCGTACGGGTTACCTTTAAGGCCAAAAGTGGCAGCTGTTATCCCGATGGGTTCTCGGGCTAGCCATTTGTTTTCTTCCAAGGTCTTGGTTATGACCTCCTTGTGTCCTTCTAGGTACTTATCGGTGGCAGCTCTGTACTCTGAGAAGAGTCCTTCACCTTTATAAGCAGAGCCAATGGTCAGGACAGTGTGGGCCACTTCATTGAATGACCCTCTAGCAGGGGCATAAGTATTCTCTAACTTCATGCCCAACCAATCTCCCAGATCCTTGGCATACTCGTTCTGGCAAAGGCTCGTGCGCAAACTGAAATTACGCTCGAAGTGGCCGTAAGTGGCCACATTTCCTAGTCCGACGAAATTAGAAGGATTCTTCTGGTGCTCAGGCGAAAGCTTTGGGACCACTGAGCGGTAATCAAGCTTTGGACCTTCGTCACTTCCAGATTTGGGACCGGCTACTCTGAGAGCAGCTCGCATGTGGGGCTTGACAAGAAGACTGCCGCCGCCCCCTCGCAAACTGGGGGTATGCGTACCAAAAGAATGGATTCCCATGACTGTCTTGTTCACAATCACTAAGCCTCCACACCATCCAGGCATACTGGGGGTAACAGTTGTGACTCTGTAAATTCCCTTGAGAATAACGTCATCTACTGCTACGGTAGAACTGGGATGGATTGAAACCGATACTTTTTCAATACCAATATTCCAATCCGACTTTGGCACCAATTGGATACCCTCGTTGTCAAATGAAGCTGAGAGGTTGTCAGGGAAATAGTCGATAAGAGCTTTACACCCGCCCCTAACGTTAGGGGTCCTTAAGATGCAATAGTCTCCTCCTTCGCCATCTCTGACAACAGATCCTAGGTCGAATTTAAACGTTTGGACAAACATATATCCATCGTCAAACTTTCTCTTCATCTCATACAGCTTACCGTGCTCCAGGCCCTCTAGATAGTGGGCATTCATCAGGAATTTTCCGGATTCAAGCTGCGTCACGATCCTTCGGTGCAGAGCACCAGTTCTCTCTACGAGATAGTACGTGTTGTTGCGTATTGTCTCTGCGACAGACTCATCTGAAGCGCCAGACCCTTTCATTGAAACAGGATCTATCCGCTGTACAGGGTTCCAATAATTGTCCTTGAATCGCTCTTTGTAGTTCTCAGCGACTAAGTCCTCATGGCGAATGATCTCTTTTAACACTTCAACCTTGACAGGAGTTCCCTCCTTAGCCTCAGCTGCCTTGTCTGTCAACTCATCGACGATCGCCTTCTCTTCTGCTGAAAGCTCAGAAAGCGCACCTTGGAAAACCAAAGTGCGAGCGTACGATAAACAGGCCAAACAAACACCAGCCGAAAGCCCTCCAATGATGTAGGTGTTCCGATAGCTGGCATTAGTCTCAGCAGTCTCCATAAACTCTTCTCGAGTCAACACAACCTGTTGCTTCCTTTGAACAGCCCCAACTGCGCACACCAAATCAACAATGCAACGCATTAAATAGGTAAGCACAAAAACAACTGGGTGGCTGCTGCTCATGAAGCATAGGTGGAAAGCAACTATTGCGCTACAAGCGCAAATTAAAACAACGTCGTAAAACGCCCTAGAATATAGCTCATCCTCGCTTAAGGACGTCAATCCAGTGCACCATTCAGATACAAAATCGATTAACGCCTTGTTAGCATAGAGTGCAGCTTTCTTCTGACACTTAAATCCTTGGAACTCAACACTGGCACATTCAGTGCAATTCGCCTTGTACCGGCTATGACAGCACCGTACTCTGGAAACCGTTTTGGCATTGAGGATGCTCATCTGTTCTTCGTGATGATGCTTGGCCATTTGAACAAGCAGAGCTTGAAGCTCATCCCAATTCATCAGAGGCCCAGTTACGTGGGGCCTCCACGACTTTTCTTCCTTAGGGTCGTCTAAATGTTTGACTCTCTGAAAATGTAGATGAGTAGGCTCTTTGACCGCTTGGGCGACGTTTGGCCTGAATGTGTTGGTGTCAACATCCCAATAACCCTTGTCAAGGTTAGGGGTGACTGCAAATTCAAGAGCACGTCTAGCGACGGCGGCTGGGTGCGTAGCACCAATATTTAACCGCGCACCGAGTTCGTTACCCGAATAAACGATCTGCTTCAAATGTGAAAATTGACATTTCTTATCCTCGACGTCAGCCTTTATCAGCGGAACGGGTGTAGAAGTACAAAACCGTATCAGCGATTGACCGGCGGGCTTTTCCAAGAACTTTTCTGTTGTTTTACCGACATCCTCTATGAACCCTACATTGTGAGATGGATCCAATTTTGAATCGAATTTGTCGTCTTCCAGAATGTAACCAATCCTTGGTGTAAGGCCAATTGCCCACATCCAAATATCGGCAAGAGCACACATAGCAGTGGACTTGCCCAGCCCTGCGCCTCCAGTAAGGCCAAGAGCCCTAGGCGCATAGCCCGTACCTTGAGAATCTTGATAGGCATATAGATCTTTGCGAACGAGATCTAATGCCATCACGCGATCGGTACAATGGCGTTGCTCTGGCAGCGATTGAACTTTAGCTCTAAGAGCTGTGTAAGAATCCCGCAAGGTAATAACCTCATTGATAATATCATCACAATCTGTCTCACCGTTCATAATGAAATCAGCCGCCATACGGCGCAAATCTGAGTACTTGGTCTCTACGTCTTTGAAAGGGGAACCAAAAGGGCTTCCTAACTTGCCGTACATTAGGAGGTTGAATCCTCCTTCTACGACACCAAAGACGGCATCAATCAATGTCTCAACGTGCTTATGTTTCTTCAAATCCTTCGCGACATTTTGAATGGAATCTGTAAACGACTCACCATCACAAAGGGGGTTCCACAAAGTCGGGACAAGAGCGACAAACGCTAGCGACTTGCTCGCTAACCACTTCACTCTGTCTGACGCGGTTTTCCAATCAACGTCAAAAGTGTTGACAAAAGATAACCAACCCTCGGTGTTTTTCTCAGCGGGGGTGCTGTCATCTTGAAATCTTAAAGTTGGGCAAAGTGTTTTGAGAGCGGCTGCTAAAATGGCGGTTCTACTCTTTGGAATGACATCATACAATCGATAAATTATCACTCCGAAGTCTACAGCAACGGAGACTCGTGAAGCCGCTGTGGTTCCCGACATCCAAGGCGTAAGCATTGCACGCTGAGCGCACAGTAGCAAATCAAAAACTGGATGTTTAGAAACCTCGGCCAAAGTCTTCATGTGGGGCGAAAATTGCAAACCAACTGGCGTCGGAGCAATGGCCTGAGACATACTGAGCACAACTCGTTGTCCTCCACTGCGCATGACCTTGGCCAATTTAACGCTAGAGGTTTCAATTACAGGTGCCATATATGTATTGGCACGGTGCTGGGCCACGAAAATCATCATATCGGACCGCACCCATTGTGAACTCAAAGTACCCTCGGCTATTTCTCCTATTATCCACTCCCTAAAGTCCTTATCGTCGTCAATTCGGGAATGAATAACAGCCCTTTCATCGCGCAAGAAGCCTGGCTTCTCGGTTTGATGGCAGTGGGGCTTCACTGCAAGTCCTCTCAATTTGTTCATCTCGGATGCAACAGCTAACCGTTTAAACAAAAGTGAGCGCCTCAATGGCCAGAAAGAATTTTTATTCAGCATAGAATTGCGCTCTTTGCGCGAGTGCCAAACATTTGTGGTCTCTTCTGGCTCCTCCTCAGCAATGGGAGGAAGCGGAGGAGGATTTGTCTCCGCTTCGTGCCACTCCTCCATGCTGTCAACATTAAGGGTGGGTATCGGGTGCTCTCTGGGAGCACCCTGAAACTTCTTCCGCGGCCTGCTAAAGCCGGACTCAACTGATCTTTCAGACTCATCATCCATCACGGCTCGAACTATTTTACGAAGCTTAGGAAAATATCTGCAAAGAACTTGGAAAAACAAGAAGCAAAGGAAAGCAGTAGCGCCAGTGGCCACAGAGGATTTAACATCCATAGCAACAGGCGTCGCAGCGGACGCTCCGGGCAATGAAGCCAGAGCCACACTCATCAAAACAATCCATTGCTTAGTGTCAGGAGATCTGACTTTAACGACCACTTTGCCATCAGATCTCTCTGATTGCATATTCATAAACCACGGGGCTACAATGAAGTATCCCGGGCCCAAAGCGATAACTAGAAAATATTGTATAGTGTTCCACAAGTCAAGGCCGTCAGAAGCTAAAGGAGTGTTCGAGCTAACCCAAACGTACCCTTTAGCGCCCGAAATGGGCATGCGAACGTACGTAGCCGTAATAGCGTCTCGCTGAATAGCGGGTGGAAGGTCGCACATTAAAACAGGGGTGTAGTCACCTGTAGCGAGCGCGTGTCCGGCCCACAGATTCAAGGCCTTACCAGACATCCAGGCTTGGACGTCAGTAATAACTGCTCCAACGCACAGAGGCAAAGGCTCTCTCCAATCATCATCCACGGACAGCTGGCAATATTCTGCCACTCTGTGCCAAACGAAGGGATAAGGAGCGAGGCCGTTCTCTGGGTCGTAGTAAAACCACTTAAGGTAAGACCACAAAATCTTGATCATGGCTAAGTTCATTCCCAACAAATGAGCAGTGATAACTTTCATCATTATTGCACTATTGCGAATCCCCAAACGATTGTAAGGGGCTACAATGGCTTCGATGTGAGCTACTGCCACGTCACAATTGACTTGAGGAGAATACGACTCAACCATTTCTGGATAAGAAACAATCTGCATGTCACAATATGAATTTCCTGCCTCAGTGTGTGCGCGTGATGCATGCTTAAGGGCCTGGAGCTCCTTGGAAGAACGTAACATAGCGTCGACGCTAGTCAACATGTTAAGGACCTTCAAAAAGGGCTCATCAGGCAGGTTAGCAGCTAATGTGGGAGTTATGTCGTCTCTGACGAAATCACCGAGTAACTCGTCAAGAGTGAATTCGATATATTCCAATCCTAGACAAAGAGCGTAGCGATACGGAGCAAATCCAGCTCCAACGCAAGCGCTCTCAAAAGCAGCCTTGATAGGAGATCCATACGAAAAGGAGAGCCTGTCAAAAGACAAAGTTCTCGTGTGTCGCAATGGACGCTCAGCTAAATTAAGCTCAAAAGAAATATCACTCAGATGAAGACCGTCTTTAGCTCCAAAGGCCAAATCAAGAGTGGCAGCTATGAGCTTGTCAACGTTCTTGTCGAAATTAGACGCTCCTCGCTCAAACAGAGCTTTCTGATCTAGGAGGATTATCTGATCTCGAGTCAAATGCTTAAGTCCGCAGACTCTAACTTTCGAGGTTTCTTTTGAAAGCCGATGACCGGCTTGTTGTTGTTTCGAGCAAAGCTCAGAGGGACTAGCTAGGTCCCGAGGGAGTTCATTTCCGATTTCTATCTTATAAGAACTCATCATGGGGGTTGTTGGCACATCTTACTATGCGCCGCGGGAGAATTTTATAACGAAAAACATGTCCTATTAAAACGTACAAATGTAACCACTTGTAAAAAGCAAAGCTAATGATTATCTGAAGGGCAGCAATGAAAACCCATTAATTACAAAACACTCAATCTATCGAAAATTGACCGTGCGTAACTCTATATCTCTTACCTATCAATTTCACAGCTAATGAAATTAGGTTCACAATCATTTATATGTCTACATCTCAAATCCTTGAAGGCGTTTCAGCTTACTAAATTGGTTCTTGTTGTAATTTAAAGTTCTTTACAATCTATTAGTCTTTCATCGTGTTCTAGAAGTTATCTAGCAACAAAACAGTATCAAAACAAGAACAACAAAATATTTTAGCTCCTCACTGGATGAGTAGTTCAAAACAGCTATAAAATGTGAACCTACAGGTTCGCTCCATTATGGCGGGTATCTTCTTTTAAGCGAAGACACTACTATATAAAGTTATTGGACAACGTCGGAATTACAATGCCCTATTCATCTCACTCTCGTGACACACATCAAACAAAGTTCGATAGAATGAATTATAATATAACTCAGATGGAAGGTGGTGGTTTTTGCAGAAAAACTGCGAATAAGGTGTCGTCATAGAAATTATTCATCACTCAGAATGGTATCGACAACACGACCGTAAATACGGAATAAAGTCACCAAATGCGCCCTGTCAGCGGGCGTCTCGATTAGCTGGCAAAACCAGCCGCTTCTCAGCGGTTGAAGAAATAGTTCGCAACTATCTTATCAATCGTTAGAACATAAGTATTAACGAACAAGCCTCTCGTAAGAGACTTGGTGTTAATGACTAATGCACATGTTAAACCATTTCACACTCTCGTAAAAGTGTAAAAGTTTTAGCAATTAATCACAGCTCCTGTTAAGGAAATATGACTCTAACGAATGCTTGAGACTCCTGGGGAAAACCCA